TTTTAAGACATAATCTTTGAAATACTTGTAGAAGTTTAAGTGGATTTTGTAATTCATTAGTATCATTATTCCACATTCCTCTTTGAAATTGGAACCATTCATACATTAATGAATCTTTCTTTGATCTTCTACATTCATTAAAGAATTTTTCATTATTAGGATGAAATGTTATTAAATGACTTAAGGTCTGTAATGCCGAATTCATATAACATGTATTTCCAAGATTAACTAATCCCTTATTTCCAGCATTAATCACTGATGTCATATTTAATAGTATTCATTAAGATTTTTTTAAATTCTTTGAGAACTAATTAATTAGTTAATTACTTAGGAATATTTTATTTCATAGATTATAAATAATGAGTGATACTGTTGATGAAGTTATGAATAATGTTCATGAATCCGAAGGAGGTGGTATTACTGTTACTGAAACCGTAGTTGAGGAATCGCCACCTGTTGAGGAATCGGTACCTGTTGAGGAATCTGCGCCTGTTGAAGAATCTGCTGAAGAACCTGTTGAGGACCCACCTGTTGAGGAATCGGTACCTGTTGAGGAATCTGTTGAGGACCCCCCTGTTGAGGAATCTGCGCCTGTTGAGGAATCTGCGCCTGAACCTGAACCTGAACCTGAACCTGAACCTGAACCTGAACCTGTCGAAGAATCTGTTGAACAGGTTGTATCTGATATTCGTGAAATTCTTTCTGATGAATCAAATCCCCAAGGTGTACCTGTCATAAATGAATCTGGAGATACGGGACCTGTTGAGCAAGTTGTATCTGATGTACGTGATATTTTAACTGAAGAATCTGTTAAACATGATAATTTATGTTCTTTAAAAACCCTTGTTAATGTGTTAGGGAAATGGTCTGGTGGTGAAATTAAAAGAATAAATGTTGAAGATTTACTCAAAGAAGGTTCTGAAGTTGATGAAAACTTAGATGATATTGAAAAAGTTATTGAAGTCCTTCAACTTTGGTTAAAAAATGAACACGAATTCAAAAAGGATAATCATTTTAAAAATTTAGATGAATATACATTAGTTGGTGAATCTAGAAACTTAGATTCTGAAAAGAAAAATCAATTATTAACAGAATTAATTCAATTTTTGATTGATTGTTCCCAAGGAAAATATAATAATGAAAAAATTAAAGAATTTATTGATAACTTATATTAAACTTTTTTTATAAAATATATTTTAATTTTTAGTTTATTGAATTTAATTCGAGTAAGCTAAACCACCCATACCGGACATGATACGAAGGACATTGTAGTTGATAGCATAGACGTTATAATCACCAGTAGTAGCAGTTAATTGGGCGTTATCAATTCTTGAGAAATTACAGGTCCCAGAGGGTTGATGTTCCTCGGGTTTAAGGGCAAACGAGTAAACAGCAATAGCATCAGAATTTATTGTTGAACCATATCCGGTGTGATGTTGCCATACTTGCGTTCTTGTGAAGTATTTAGTATCTCTTTCTTTAAAGCGATCATGTCCATTCAGTTTTAACTGGAAATTTCCTGATAATGATTCGGGTTCGCGATTTTTCATTAATTTAATTTGGTTGGGACCAGTGACGGCGGCGGCGCCGGCTACCGGAATGAAAAGACTAATTGAAGAAGATGTAGGACCACCGGTATTTTGGCTACTAGTCCATATTAATTCTTTGACGGGATGATTAAAATTTAAATCTAAGGTTGTGCTACTGGTAAAACTCGCGAATTGTAATTGTTCGATTAAATATTCGTGTGATACCTGGGCGAAACGACGTCTTTCATCTGTGTCTAGGTAAATATAATCACACCATAAATTAAAATCTTTAGTTGTCGGGGTTAAATCACTAAAGGCTGTAGTGCCAGCCTGCGCGTCGCCCAGTAAATCGTTGTTGTTCGTCGCGGCCTCAACTGCTTGGCATACAAGATTAATAGTTGTTTCAAATGTCATTTTAACCTTAACTTCATGATACTGAAGAGCGATAAGGGGTAGTGCTAAACCCGGGTTTCTGCAAAACCAAAAATATAAAGGAATAAATATTTTTGTACTTGCGGTATCCTCTGTCGAGTCCTTGTCACTTACCACTGCCCATGAACCTAATGTAGCGGTTGCGTCTGCGTCATCGTTAATACCAGTAGTGACAGCTCCACCGTTTCCGGACATAGTGTTAAATAGTGTTGATTTAAGTACCGCGGCCGTAGCGCGATCAACAAGAGCCGCCGCATCATGATCAATACCATTGTTGTAAGTTCCGCTTGGATTAAATTCAGTCAACTGAGAATAAACAGAATGCCAATGACTATAATGTTTATCAATTTTTTGACCACCAATTTCTAATTCACATTCTTTAATTAAATTAGAACCATAATTCGAACAAATATTGATGTAGGTGGACGTGCTCGCGGCAGAAGTGAATAGAACATCATGTTCCAAATACATTCTGTAGACTAAATCACCATTTCTTGAGATGGTTGCGGTAGCGGAACTGCCGAAATCAGCAGTGCCGTTGAAAGTTTGTTTAATCGCTTCCATTGAGAAGTTCGTGTGCCGTCTGTAGACAACCTTAAAGAAAGTAATCTGCGGGTTTCCCGTAAGATAGATATCCTGAGCACCATAAGCGACAAGTTGCATTAATCCTCCTCCCATTATTATTTATACCTTCGTTTAGAAAAAAATTTTATAAAAAGAAAAGTTTAAAATTTATCTTAAGACGAGATAATAAATTTAGTATGTTTAACTGTGTCAAGGACTTTAGTTCGAAACTTAGTTACTGTAAGCGAGACCACCCATACCAGACATGATACGAAGGACATTGTAGTTGACGGCAAACATAGTGAGAACAGTCGCAGAACCTGCGCATACAAATTGTGCATTATCAATTCTTGAAAAATTACAAGTTCCCGAGGGTTGGTGTTCTTCTGGTTTGAGAGCAAATGAATAGACACCGATAGAATCATTATGATTTCCGGCACCGGTTGCACCATCTGAATTCAAACCACCAACGCCTGAGTGATGTTGCCAAACCTGGACCCTGGAGAAATATCTATAATCCCTTTTTGCAAAACGATCGTGACCATTTAATTTAAGTTGAAAAGTAGTGTCTGTACTACCACCAATTGCAGTTAATGAGCAATCGGTCGCCTGATATCCAGCTTCAGTATTCGCCGTACCTGTCCAAATTAATTCTTTGACTGGATGGTTAAAATTAAGATCATTGGTTGAAGCACTCGTCGCAATCGTTGCAACTTGAACTTGTTCAATTAAATATTCATGCGATACTTGAGCAAATCTACGTCTTTCATCTGTGTCTAAGTAGATGTAATCACACCATAACTTATGATTTAGAATTGTTGTGTAAACGGTTGATATCCTGTGATTTAAAATAATTTTAACTTCATGATACTGAAGCGCAATCAAAGGCAATGCCAGACCAGGATTGCGACAAAACCAAAATTGTAAAGGGACAAAATGCCGGGATGCTCCTCCTGCCCATTCAACGCCACCCATACCACTCATTCTTTGAAATAATGTGCTGGTGACGCCGCTTTCTTGTCCCACATGCCCAGTAGGATTTGGTTCAGTTAATTCTGCCCATACTTCCATCCATAAACCGGCATGTTTATCAATCTTTTGACCACCAATTTCTAATTCAACATCTGTAATATATGAAGATCCTGGATTATTCCAAGCGCTATTTGCTGTAGCTTCAACTTCCAGATACATCCTGTGAACTAAATCACCATTACGGGAAATCGTAGATGTGCAACGGCCATTCGCATCTGATGAGCCATTCCAGGTTTGTTCAATAGCCTCCATCGAGAAGTTCGTGTGTCTGCGGTAGACAACCTTGAAGAAAGTAATCTGCGGGTTACCCGTAAGGTAAATATCCTGAGCACCATAAGCGACAAGTTGCATTAATCCTCCTCCCATTATTTTATACCTTCCTTTAGAAAATAATTTGGAGAGAAATGAAACAAATACTAATCTTAATAATATTTTTTTATTATTTTTTAAAAAAAGATCTTAGGATAAAGATTTAATTATTTAATTACTGTAAGCGAGACCACCCATACCAGACATGATTCTTAGGACGTTGTAGTTAACAGCGTAGATATAAAGTGCATCTGTTGCTGATAAGACTAGTTGTGCATTGTCAATTCTAGAGAAGTTACAAGTTCCCGAAGGTTGGTGTTCTTCAGGTTTTAAGGCAAATGAGTAAACAGCAATTGTTCCATTAATGTCTGTTGCATTTGTCATAAATCCACCTTGTCCGGTGTGGTGCTGCCATACCTGTGCTTTGGTAAAATAAGATAAAGGTCTGGCAGCGAAACGATCGTGACCATTTAGTTTCAATTGAGCTGTGTCT